CGGCAGCAGTGGGCACATCTAGCGTTGCTCCTAACATACCCATAAAAGGCTGTGTCACAAAGTTAACCACAGAACTAACCACAGTGACCACAGCCGTGACCACAGAGGTCACAGCCTTGACAACTCCTTTGACCACAGAACTTATGGCATTGCCAACAGCTTTAAAGACCTTACTCATTGATTAACTCCTTGCCCATCCATACACCAGGAGTAAAGTCAAAGTGTTGGTATAGTTTTTGTGTTCTTTCTGGATTGATACCAATATCGCCTGCTGTGATACTACGGGCACGAATCAACCTAGCCCATTCTTCAAATTTTGTAATCAAACTTCTAAAGTTATCCATATTCTTATGGCTGTCTAGCAAGTAGATAAAAGCGATATTGGCATCAATGATGCTCTTGTTCCAAGGACATTCGCTGGCATAACCAGCAATAAAGCCTACTACTCTTGATCCTTCATAGGCATTGAACCAGCAATGATCATAATGGCTGGCATAGTGTTTGATAGTTTGGATTACAGAATTTTCATCATATTCTTGTGCAATCCTAGGTAATGATTCAATGGCTTCATCTCTGTAGTATTGAAAACAGGTTATGGTTGCATCAAATTCTATTGGCTGCATTTTTCTTACGATCATAGTCTTCCCCATTTGAACTCTGTCTGTCCTACATAACCTGACTTTTCAAAACAGGTATCGCTCTTGTTGCCTTGTAACAACCAATTTGACCAGTTACTGGTTCTACGACCATTGGTCCTTTCAAAGTCAGCAAATAGACTAGAACAATCTATGCTGATCTGACAGCTATTGGCAGTTTCTGAAATGGCATAATTGTAAATGATACCATCAAACATCAATATAGGGGCAGCTGCCAAGGCCAATGGGCCAGTGCCACTGACTCCAAAGTTTAAAAAAGCCTTGTAGACAACCACACGTTTGCCTTCAATCTCATTGTTGATTAGATAGTTGACATTGACATTGGTAGATGAAATCGTATTGCCCACTATGCTTTGTGAACCCACACCTGCAATGTAAATTGAAAACTTACCAACCTCGACATCAAAGTCTTCAGTTAAAGGACTGAATCCTATGAAATCACCTTGTGCTGTATAGGTATTGTTGCCTGGAGTTGGAGCAGTGGCGCTGTCAAATTCAATGTCAAAGCCTCCACTGCATAGATAGATAGGTGTATTGACACCTGTGCTGGATTTTAAATGAAGTTCAACGCAGTCAACACTTATGGTATGATCGCGATAGTATTCATCTCTATTGGCTGTTGCTGAAAAGTCTTTCATTTACCACACTTCCCTCATTGACAGAGTCATAGTAGTTATGCCTCCATATCCAACGTCAAAACTTTGTTGGTCTTCATCTAAGATTGCAGTAAATGGCACCGCTGTGATTGTTAAATTAGTTCCACCTGGGATGTTGGTCACTGCTGGACAACTAAAAAACAATGTGGCCACTCCACTGGAATTAGAAATGCAAGGACTCACACACATATAGACTTTTGAATGATTGTTGAACTTAAAAAAGTCGCCGGCAGCTAATACATTCTTGGTAGCACCACAATTATTCAGTGTCACTGAAATACTGCCTCTGGCACTGGTGGCAGCAACTCCTGGGGTGTTGGCTGTTTGATTAGGTGATTTTGAATAAGATATCTCTGGGATTATGATATTGAAGCTGACTTGTTGTCCCAGTGCTCGACTCAAATATCCTGTGATTGTGCCAGCATCTACTGCTGTCAATTGAGGAAATCTTACTTCCCAACTATAATAACTGATGCCTAATCCTATTCTACGAACCTTGCCGCTGAAACTTTCTGAAATTTGGCTAGGCGTGTTGATTCTAAAATTCACTGCTTGAAAGTCTGGACCTCCATTGGCAGGGCTAGGAAAATTTGTTGCTATATCAGCCATTATACTGAACTCCTTTGTCCACGCTCTAACATAGCGTCTGAAATAATTTGTGTGATCACACCCTTGCGTGATGTCAACAATTGATCAAAGCCTGTAGTATCATTGGCCACAATGGTAAAGTTTACATTTACTGGTTGACTTTGTCCTAATTGATTGTTTCTTGTTATCGATCCAGTGGTATTAGGTGTAAACAATTCTGGACCATTCTCACCAACAAGATATGGTGTGCCTCCCATAACAGGACCACCCAAGGCCCTACCTGAATATTGTTGACTGCGAATAGCTGAAACCTGTGCTAGACCAGCAGCCACTGCGGCAGCGGCAGCGATTAAACCAAATGGCCATGGATATGTAGCCAGGGCTTTGGTAGCACCTTGATAGGTATTGACCAATGCTGAAGCAATGGCCAAGGCCTTTTGTGCTTCAAAGGCTTTCTTGTTCTGTGCACCAAGGGCGGCAAAGACACTTTGTAGATTGTCAATGGCAAATTTAGTCTTGTCTAGATCTGTTTTCTTTTCAAAGGCAGCACGATCTGCGGCAATCTGTTTGATAGTTTCTTCACTGAACATTTTACCACCTAAGAAATCTCTTTCATTTCTTAAACTGGCTGCGTGACGTTCTGCTTCACGCTGTATTTTCATGTCAGTGAGTTTATTGAAGTTTTGGAATTCTTGGCTTTCAAGTTCCATGACCTTCATTGAATAGTTTTCTGCTAGTCTAGAACGTTGATCGTAATATTCTTGTTCACTGATCAATTTGCGATCAAGCATGGCCTTTAGAGCTTCTTCATCTTGTTGATAAGTTTTGGCAGCGGCACCCATGGGATTTAACGTGCTCTGCAGATTTATACCACGATTTAATTTTTCTAACTCAGTCTGTTGACGTGTATAATTGTAAATGGCTTCAGCAATTTGACCTTGTTCTCTAGCCTGTTGCGTGAGTTTGATAGCAGTGGTCAAACGTTCTTTTTCTGAATCTGTTAGAGCACGACCAAATTCTGCCTGCTGTTTTAATATGGCAGTGGCGATTTCACGTTGGTCTTTATTGGCTATGACTGCTGTGGTCTGTTCAATTTCAAGATCTCTTATAATCTTGGTCAGTTGACTCTGTTGTTTGACAGCTTCTAATTCTTGATAAGCATTGGTAATGCGTGTTCGTTGTTGATCAGTTAGGGTTAGACCAACTTTGGCCAATTTGTCTGATTCTTCAGCAATCATCTTATTGATGTTGGCCTGTGCTTCTCCTAGTGACAACTTGTCACGTTCAAATTGAGCTGATTGCTGTAATTTTGCAATGTTGTCATTTAAGGTTTCTAAGGCCTTTTTCTGTGCTTGGTTGTATTCATTGACCGCTTGAGTATTTTGATTGATCAATGAACCTTGCTCTGCCAATTCAGCATTGATATCAGATAATACTTTTTTGGCTTCTTGATCTAGTGTGTCAAAGGCATCATTGACAGCATCAACTGCAACCACAGCACCTGCCACAGCAGCCACTGCACCTAAAATTTTCAATATGGGATTTTTACCTAATACTGCATTAAGCACACCAGCGGCTGAACTGGCCACCTTGATGGCCTGATACATCTTAAGCATGGCTGTGGTGGCAGCAATGATTCCAGATGCTAGTTTAGCAGCCACAAACATTGAAGCCAATATGGCCATGGCCTGTGCAGCCAATTTAATTGCAGGAATCACCCTGTTGATGATTATGCTGTCAAGCCCACCAGCGTTTTCAATTGATTGTTTGATGGCATTGGCCAATGCAATGGCATAGGGTGCCAATTGAGCCATGGCCTTTCTTAGGGTATCACCAGCAATGAATGCCAATTCGTCCATGGCATCACCAGCTTGTTCTAGAGCACGAACATCTACATCACTAAGAGCAATGCCCATGCGTTCAGCTTGTTCAGCAATTCTGGCAGCATTTTCAGCCACTTCCAACATTCTTGGACCTTGCTTGCCTAATAGGTCAATGGCCAATGCTGATCTCTTGGCAGGATCTTCTACACGGCGTAGTTCTGCAGTGATTTTGGCAATCTGTTGATCAGCAGGTAATCTTGAAATTTCTCTAACACTGATACCTAGACTATCTAAAGCATCTTTGGCCGGCCCTGTGCCTTTGACCAAAGCATCTCCTAAATTGCCCTGTAAACGAAATAGTGCCGCGTTAAGTTCTCCAGCGTCAATGCCAGCTAGACGTGCAGATTTTTGTAGTGCATCAAGACCCTGTGCTGTCAAGCCCAAGGCCTTGCCTAGGTCTGCTAGATCGCCTACTTGGTCAGTAACACTTTTAAAAGCAAAACCCACGGCAGCGCCCACAGCCGTCAATCCAGCTAGAGCTTTGCCTACAGCACTACTGGTAGCTTTTAGACCTTCTAGACTAGATTCAAGGTTAGCAATGGCACGCTCAACCTGACTGGTGTCACCCGTGATCTTAATTTTGGTTTCTGCTGCCACTTATTTGCTCCTTTGATTTTGCTTTTTAAGCTCTTTATTTTCCCAACTATAGAATGCGGCCCAGGTTTGAAACTCAGCAACATCCATGTCAAATACCTGCTCTAGTGTTAGACCCAGATCTTTGCCTAATCTACAGGCAAACATCAAATCTGGATCTTTCACGAGTTTTTTTCTACAGCCTCCAAATCATTAACATCATCATTGGCACTATTGATTTCACCTACAACACGAATGATAACATTGGGATCTACTTCATTCATTAACACAACCTTGTCTGGCATACTAAACATTTTGGTGCCATCCTCGTTGCGAGCTTTGACGATCAAAGTCTCAACCAAGGCTTCTACGGCTTTGCCTGATGTGGCTAACTCTATGAGCTTGCCCTGTTCTTTTAATGTCACGGTTGGTTTGAATTTGA